TAGCGACTTCACGCACCAACTGTGCGCCCATGTTCTCGAACTCGTCCTTCAGCTCGATCTCCTTGGCAATGGTCACGCCATCGTTGGTGATGACCGGTGCACCGAACTTTTTGCTCAGCACCACATTGCGGCCCTTGGGGCCCAGGGTAATCTTAACGGTGTTTGCCAGGGTATCGATACCGGCACACAGTGCCTTGCGGGCATCCTCGCCCTGCTTGATCTGCTTAGCCATAATCAAATCGCTCCTTTAAAGCTCAATTTTCAAATATCAGAGGGGAAACCGCTCAGTCCTCAACGACTGCCAGAATATCGCCCTGACGGACGATGGTGCACTCTTCGCCGTCCACCTTGACCTCGGTACCGGAGTACTTGCTGGTGAGGACCTTGTCGCCGACCTTCACAGTCATCTTGACTTCCTTGCCGTCCACAACGCCGCCGGGGCCGACAGCGATGACCTCAGCCACCTGGGGCTTTTCCTTAGCACTGCCGGTCAGGATCAGACCGCCCTTGGTGGTCTCCTCAACCTCAACAGCCTTAATGACAACACGGTCTGCAAGAGGAATGATCTTCATAGTTCTTGCCCTCCTATAGTAAAAATATAATTTAAAACTTTGCTGTGTCCAAAGGGCCTCATGTCGGCTCTTTGGCTCTTTAGCACTCCATTTCTCTGAGTGCTAAATGTATTGTACTCATCTTGACCCGAAAAATCAAGACCTTTTTTGCTTCTTTTTGTTAAGATTTTGTGACTTTTCATTTTATTATCGCACCTACGTAATATTCATTCAAAAATGTACGAATAATGTACGTACCGTCAACTTCTTACCCCGCTTTAGCACTCCACTCATGCTAAAAATAAAAGTCCCTGTAACTTTCGCTCACAGCTCCCACTTAGAGCCATAAACGATCGTTGCAGGGGCTTTCTTCATCTTACCGGTCACTCCATTTTGAATTATGCAGACAGTTCCTGCCTTCGGTGAGTGCCAGATGAACTATTTTCAGGCAGTGCAGAAGAAACATTCAGCGTTGGATACGTGTGTGGATCACGTTTTCCGCTCCTGCCCTGCCCAAAATATCATTTTTACTTCCCGCTCTTTGCCTTCAGGCGGTCGTACTCCTTGTCGGCCGCAATGGCTTCCTTCGTAAAGGAGTTGTTCTTCCACCATGCGATCAGTGCCGCAATGGTCGTGATGCCAGCCGTCACCAGCTGCTCCACAGTGGTGCTCTCGATGGGCAGCGGGCTCTTGCCCATGGCGCTCAGCATCTGGTTGGTCAGAGCCAGCAGCAGAACGGCGGTACGTGCAATGGTGCCTGCAGTAATGTTGAAATTCATACGTTGCTCCTTTCGTGTTCGTATTCATGTACTTCGATGTCGGACATTCTGTGATTCAACACCTGAATGTCTCTCTGGATGACCGGGATCTTCTCCGCAAAACCGTTGTGCTTGCGGACTTCCCGGGTCAGCTCCTCAATTTTGTATTCCATCACGGCATTGGAACGCGAGTTTGCGATCAGTACGCCGATCAGGGTCACAACACCGCTGAGGATGGCGGCGATGATGCTTTCCATCGGCGCTCACCCCTTCCAGCGGCTCTTGGCTTTGCGCACGTCCACATGCACCCAGCCGTTGGTGCGTCCCAGACCGGGCGGGTAAATGCCGCAGCCACCGGCGTTGCCCAGCAGTTTGTCCGCGTAGGCATACACCCGCTCCACGCTGATGCCCTGCACCCGAATGTCTGCCGCCTTGCCGTACAGATGCTGGCTGAACGTTGCGGCATTCTTCTGCTTTGCGTTCCAGCTTGCCGTGCGGAACCCACTCGTGATGGTCACAGGCTTGCCAAAGTGCGTCCGGATCTTTTCCAGCACCTCCACAAGCGCCGTGTCAATGAACACCGGGTCGCTGCCGTCACGGCAGTAGAACTCGCGCACCTTGAAATGCTCCGAGAGCTTTTCGTTTCCATTTTTCAAAATGGAGTACGCTTCCAAACTCAAATATCATCCTTCCTTTCATCTTCCAAGCCGGAATGCTCCTTCTACCCGTTTCAGCGGCTTTACCTCCACAGGCAGGATATCTGCACACAGCATCGCCGCCACCGGCTTTGCTGCAGCATGCGCTGTGATCTTGATATTTCCCGTCACCGATGCCATTTTGATTTGTGCGCTCGCGTTGTCCTCTGCCATGACAACACAACTTCCGGTCACATCCGTGCCTCCCATCTCTACGGTCAGTTCCAGCATTTCCTTCTCGCTGTCGCCTACGTTGAACACGTTTTGATAGCTCATGCCGGCAACGATGCTCCCCACCGGGTTCGTCTCGCTCACGCCGTCCAGTGCACGCTCAATGGTAAAGCTCTCGTAAGCGCCTACCGTCACGGCGCACTCGGCTTTCATACCGCCGCACTCTGCCGTCACCACCGCTGTGCCCTTTCGCAGGGCCAGAATGGTTCCATTTTGAGTAATTTTCACCACGTCCCGCGGTTTCGCGGTCACATTCATCTTGCGGTAGAACGTATTCGTCGGCCCAACGCCCACCATCAGCTGGTACTCCATGCCTCTGTTCAGCTTCAGGTCGTATACGTTCAGCGCCACGGCTTCCACCTTCAGGGTGTACATGGTCGGGTGCAAGTTGTACTCCAGCGTGATCTTCGAGTGCCCCTTGTCGCTTTTGAACTGGTTCACCCACAAGAGACCCGAATAATAATGGCTGGGATTGTCCTCCAGCGCAAACCGCACCCGCTGTCCCTTCAAGGTCTCGCAGATGGTCGTGTACGCGGTCTCCCAGTCCCAGCCAGCATAGTCGTTTTCGAGGTAGAACTCGATTTTTCCGGTGCGGTCATCATAAGTAGGACGGTTTGCAGGGGTACGGCTGTAGTCCAGTGCGCCGTCTCTGCCCGGCACAGTTACGAACTTTGTCCGCTCAATGGGCGGTGCGATCACCGGCCGCGAGGAAGGGATCAGCTTCCAGTCGTCCCAGGTGTCAATGTAGTCGTCGCCTACATTTATAATAAGAGAATGGTACATTGATCCTCCTCACTTGCTGATGTAGCCAATGGTGGACTGGATCGCGTTCCACGCCTTGCCCGCCGTCGCAAAGTTACCTGCCTGCAAAGACGAAAGCTTTGCCGTGGTCGCACCAAAGGTAAAGTCTTTCTGATCCAGCTCATGCAGCGGGATCACTTCCTTCGTGCAGGGCAGCCAGTCATCGATACTGTGCGGTTCCGAGAGCACGTACGTCTCCTTCATAAAGTCCAGCCGGTCGGTGTCCACGCCAATATCACACAGGTCTGCAGCGTTGATCTGCACACTTCCAGTGAAACCGCTGTACTTTTTCAGCTCGTCCATGGCCTTCTTCAAAAGGCTGTCTCCCGTGGAATCGGTTCCTTCCACCACAAGGACGCGCTGGCACAGGCCGTACTTCTTGATGGATTCTCCGTTGTACGCTTCCCGCGAGATGGGGTTCGTGGTCTCCCAGAAGAGCCATCCGCTCTTGTACCAACCATATGCCTTCACCGAGTTCACGATGTCCCCGGCCTTGATGTAGTACGAAATGTCCAGCAGGTTCTTTCCAAGCTCGATCACCTGATCGGTCTTGTCGTTCAGTTTTGCCAGATAGTCCAGATATCTTGTGTAAACGCGCACGCCGTCCACCATTTTGATTTCTTTGCGCAGGCGCAGATATCCGCCGTACTTTCCGGTCAGGCTGTTGGTCAGTACGCTCCAGCAGTCGCTGATGGCCTTGGTCTCCTTGTCCGTGTCGCTTTCCGGCTTTTCTACGGTCACGTTTCCGGGCAGGAACACCTTGCCTTCGCCCTTGAAGCCGACGTGTTCTTCCGGGTCATCCTCCACGGTCAGCGCCAGTGCCAGCAGTTCGGACGCCGTGTAGAACTTGTTCTCTACCCGACAGTCTCTGTCCTGCAAGTATCCAAACTCGCTCTCGCAGGTCACTTCCATGTCCAGCTCAAAGTTCTTTTCCGTTTCAGTGATGTAGCCCATAAAGATCTCGCGGCCGTCCTCTTCTATGCTGACTACCGGCTTTTTCAGCTCCAGCTTGTTGTAGAACGGGTTCGAGACGGGCACTGTAAAGGTAAACGAGCTGATCGCGTTGGCTTCCAGTGTCACTTCCGGGTCAAGGATCACCGGTGCATTCTCGTTAAACGGATCGTCCAGAATGTTTCGCTCTGTCCAGTAGTAGCTCTGTCCATCCGCCGTGCCTTTGATCTGCCCGATGTACACCACGTACCCGGATGAACGGATGCGGTTCACCTTGCAGCTTTTCCGGTTGGTGGTCCGGCCGTCGCTGGCTTCTACCGTCAGGGTATAGTCGATGTTCCAGTCAAAGCTTTCCAGCTCTTTCTGTGATATTTCAAACCGGTATACTCCATTTTGAATTGCCGTAAACGTCCTGTGCACTTCGCCGTTCAGCTTTTCGGTCACGGTAATGGTGTTGCCATCTGCATCATAAACGCGGTACGGCAGCCCGAACTTTCCCCACCGCCCAAATACGCCGTTCATGCCAAAGTAGTTGCTCTGGATCTCCGGTCCGCTGTTGGCTGTCAGACATCCATTGTCGTCCACCGTGGCGTTCTCGTCCACGCAGAAACATACGAGAATATTCGGGCTGGAAACTCCCCACTGTCCCGTTGTCGTATCCCAGTAGGTGTTAATGTACCCCGGCGACCCGGGGTCGGCACCTCTGCCGTGCTTCACGTAAAGGCTCAGCGCCTCTCCGCGGGTGTTATCGCCATCCTCGTAGTTTTTGGTGCTTCGCGTGCTGAACGCATACGTCCACAGGTCGTAGATGTTGCTTCCTTCGGTAATATCCGCCCTGCCGCCGCTCAGACTATCCTCAAAAAATCTTCGGATTCCCGTAAACAGTGCCGTATCTCCGCTGAAGTCTACTACCCTTGGCACAAAGAACCGCTGTTCTTCCAGCGTACCGCTCTCACTTGAACCATAATCATACCGGATCGTCACCGGCACGATGGTCTTCAGCGTGTCCTCACTCAGCCGTGCTGCGTAGGTGTTTTCCAGCCAGTTGCGCAGGGTCGGCTCGTTCTTCCACGAAACATCTTTCTTGTTGTTGCCCCACTTCACTGCGTCTTTCAGCAGGGTGGTGCGCATCAGCATGGTCTTGCCCTTGCCGTTCAGGTCTTTTTCGTAGTTGTGCTGGGCCACCACAAACTCTGCTGCAACGCCGTCCTCGTACACTTTCAGGGTATCACCGGGGTTCAGTTCTTTGATGATCGCCATTTTCTCACTTCACTTTCGCTGCAGTCAGCCGTCCCATCCGGTCATCAATGTAGCCAATGGCCTTTCTGCCGTTGATGGTCACGCTCATGCCCTTGATGCTCTCGGCCACGCCGTCCATGTGCCCGGCCAGTGCGTTGATGGCACGCAGCGTGTCCTCATTTCCGGCGCTCTTCAGTCCATTTTGAAGCTGCACTTCGGCATCGATCTTGTTTGCAAGGTTCCGGCTCACGTCTCCGTCAAGGCTCAGCGATCTTGTCGCCGCAAAGGCATTGTCGATCTCGTCCGCACCTTCCAGCACATTGGTCAGGTCCACCACAGGCACGATCTGGGGCGTGTACTCGTAGTCGTCACCCATCACCTTGCTGATGGTCCCAAGCGAACCTTTCGCAATGTCCATGGCGTTCTCGGTCATGTCGCTCACGGCATCGTCCACAATGGGCGCATCTTCCTTCACGCCATCGCTGATGCCCTTGTCGATCTCCGAGCCAACGTCCTTTGCGCCGGTGGCCTTTTCCTTCTTCCGGCTGCTGATAAACCACGCAATCCCGC